AGCAAATGGAACCTTCTCCCAGTTGGATTCGAACCAACAATCCCGGTGTTATGAGCACCTTGCTTGGACCCTCAAGCTGTGGGAGAGTATAAAAATTATTCAAATTTAGGATGTATCTTCCACTGTGCGCACCTGTCATCATCATTAACTTTAGGCCGCACAGTAAAAATATCATACCCAATAGATATAACAGTAGGAGGATTGTAATAACATTCTCCTCTTACTTTATATATACAATATTTACAGATTTTGTTCTGCTTCATCAATCTGCCTACAAATTTCATCAAGATTTACAGGACGATAATCATTAGTATCAACTCCTACGTGAAATGACCGAGTTTCTTTATCATATCCAGTAGGAGCATTATCATGAACATGGCCATAAAGAAGATATTCGCCAGGAAGCAAATTTTCAATCTTTACTTCTTCTGGATTATGCACCATGCAAAATCCTTTTCCTTTATAAACAAAAGTAAAAGGCTCATCATATACTTCATCAAAATACTTTTCAAGCATTTCATGGCGTTTACCTTGGTCATGATTGCCAGCTTGAAGAATGCTATACTTGCCCATACAAAGGCGAGGCATTACTTCATCAATTTTTTCTTTTGCCTGAAAACAAACGTCACCAAGATGATAAATTATGTCACCAGGTTTTACACATTCATTCCAATTTTTGATTAGAATTTCGTTCATATGATATTCATCTTTGAAAGGTCGTAAACAATATTTTAGGATATTTTTATGATAAAAATGAGTATCACTTGTAATCCAAATTGTCATATCATATCTCCTTTCGATAAATCTATTATATCATATGAGTGACTAATTTGTCAACTAAAAGATTTTCTTGTGTGGATTTTCCAATAGAGTAGAATCAAATACAAAGATTCCATTACTGTTATAATCAATATAATCGGTCTTTCGCCAATCACGTGTGGCAAAAAAACGAGAAAAGAATTCAATAATCTTTTTCATAGCATTTTTCTTTCTTTTGGATAAAAATAGGCCCCAACAGTAATAGACTATTGGGGCTGTGTCGGGAAGGAGGCGTCCACCATGGAACGATTTCTATTGGTGCGGAATTAGCGATTGCTGCCGTATATAAATTTCAAGTTTATTCGAAGTATCAACAATACCCATCAACGCACTTTTTATATGAAGCTAGGAAATAGTAAGTTGAGAGAGACACATCATCTAGTTACAAATAGATGATGGTATTTGTCATTTGCTATAAT